TGGTTATTGTATGGCTATTTTGGCCTAAGAAATAAAAGGAAAGGAGATGAAATAAATATGGATTGGTTAGCGGGTTTAGCTTGGTATTGGTGGGCAGCAGTTATAGGAGTGATAGTATATTTAATGTGGTATTTTGGGGCAGAATAAAACTTAACTTATTGATTCTATAAAATAAGGAAATGAAAGGAGATGATAAAAAATGGGATCAATTATATTCGCTTTTGTCTACAAGTACTTCTTTGCTATAATACTTACTTATGTTGTGGGTATGTTTAGCAAAGCTCTAATAAAAGATTTTGGAAATGACCGCGCAGATAAAATTAAAAAGACGATTTTGTCGGCTATGTTATGGGCAGAAGAACAATTTGGAATAGGTAATGGTACCCAAAAGTGGGAAGAAGCCTGGAAGAAAATTCGAGAATTGTTAGCAGTTCAAGGAATTACTTTAACAACCGAAGAAGTTCCTGTTGTGGAAACTCTAATGAAATCTAATGTTCCTCAAATTAACGCTATAACATATTCCGCTTTACCGGAAGCGGATTTACAAGTTAGAGAGATAAAAAACAGAACTCCTGAAGCTACATTACTTATTGAAAAATTAGAAGAGAAATATCCCCCCAAACCCATAGTGTAGGATATGGTCAAGTTATTCACACCTGTAGTGATTTTCATTTTTAATACCTCCTTTAAGAGCCTCTGGTTTTTCGACCGAACCAGGGGCTTTTTTATATATATAAAAATAATTTAAAATATTTTTCAAAAAAGACTTGACAAAGATATTTTCATATGATAATATTTTTATATGATAAAAGATGAAAGAATATTAAAGTTAAAAGAAATTGTTGATAAGCATCAAATTAGTCCCGTAACTATTGCTCATATTGTTGGGATCAGTTTACCCACTTATTATAGATATATAAAAGGTGAGACTGTCCCGCATAGTCGAAATACCAGAGACATAATAGATAAAATTATAGAAGAATATAATTATAAATATAAGCAATAAAGGAGAAAACCGTTATGGTGCTTAGATGTCCAGTTCAATTACAATAGAATATGTGAATGTCTGGGCTTTTGGGAACGTCCTATAATATATCATATGTAAATCAGATGATAAAATCCTAAAAAAACTAAATAGCCAGAATACTAAACCCAGACATTAAGCAGGTTTAACGGTAATCCTGTAAGTGTTTGGGTTTTTTATTTTGGCTTTTTTTATTAAGGAGGTTTTTAAAAATGACTATTAATCTTGCAAGTAAAGAATTACAAGAAAGATTAGATACATTAGGAAAGGAATTAGGCAAACTTTTTATCCCGCAAAAAATTACATATAAAATAAAATATTGTACCAATAAATGGTGTCTTGAAAATCAGAAGGATATACAAGGTTATTTAAAAATAGAAACTAAAACCATTCCATTATGTGCATGGAGAAAGTTATGTCCTGATAGTAAGTATCATTATTTTAGTTATAAACCAGTTTTAGAAGTGAGGTAAATAATGAAATATACATTATCAGATTACTTCATTGCTTTTATAGGAATTGTATTAGTAATTATACCGCAAGTCTTGGTGAAGTATTATTTTGATTTTATAGATTATATAAAAAGCGAGATAAAAAATGCCAAAACATTTATCACCAGTTAAAGCAATTAAAATATTTTGTTACGAATGCGTTGGGAGTGCTAAAGAAAGAATTTTATGTGTCTCAATAGATTGTCCACTTTATCCTTATCGTTTAGGAGACAATCCTAATAGAAAGGGTATAGGTGGTAGAAGGTCTTCTAAAAAGCAGAAATTAGACAAAAAAACATAACTTGAGAAGGGTTTTTTTTGAAGGAATGGTCATTTACGAATAATTATTAAGGGGGTACAAAAATACAATGAAAAATATACAAAATGAATTAATAAAAACTTTAGATAAATGCAAAATCTGCGGCAGATTATGGGATGAAGAAGAAAATTGCATTAAACTGCCAAAGTTTAATTATAAAACAAATTATTTTATTTGTAAGGATTGCGATAAAAATTTTGATGAATGGAGGTAAAAAATGAATAGACATATACCATTAAAATGGGGAGAAGAAGAATATAAATATTTCAACAAAAAAATTCCAGTAGTAGAGAGAGAAAACTGTCTAACAAATCTCATCAATAAATACTTCTATTGGGTGATATTGGGGATTTTAATTACTGCTAATGTTTGGGTTTGGTGGATGAATTACCAGATTTATTTAATTCGTATATTTGTAAGGTCAATTTAAAAAATATTGATTAAGGGGACCCTAAAAATGAGTAATGGTCATCTAGTTAAATTTATGGCCAAGGAAAAGGAGATTAGTATTAAAGAGGCAAGAAATTTTTTGAAAGCAAGACGAGACTTTACTTATTTGGATTCTGATTTTGTAAAGTTATTAAATAAAAATAAGAAGGTAAAAGGCAATGAAAACGATAATCACAGAAAAAAGAGATTTGATCCTCAGAATGACTGACGGATATGGGATTGTCCATGACTATCAATGTAAAAATGAATGCCCTTTAGTTTTACTTGTGAGAATAATTGCAATATTCAGTATAAGGATATGAGGAATTATAACAGATATAACGATTAAATAAAATGCCTGCCCTGTGTGTGGTGGTATACATCTTATTTAAAAATAGGTATTGGGGACGAGGTGGGGAAACTCGTTAGGGCAGGCAATAAATTTAAGAGGTATTTTATGAAAAATATCGATAGATTAACCTGGTTGATTTTATACATTTTATTAATCTCAATTTTATATGCTATTTGTACCTTGCCTGCTTCAACAAAAGAGCCAAAATATTTCTTAATGACTGCTACTGGATATTATCCTGGTCCGGAATGTACCTATCCTTCCGATGATGGTTTTACCGCGATAGGTGATATCGCTGGTAGGGGATGTATCGCTATTGATGATCGGAATGGACCTTTAAAAATGGGCCAAAGAATCTGGGTAGAAAATTATGGTTATGGCAAGTGCAATGACCGGGGATTGGCAATTAAAAACTGGAAAATAGATTTATGTTTTGAAACTTATGAAGAGGCTATTGAATGGGGTCGGAAATTGATAAAAGTTTATGTATTGGAGGAAAATTAAAAGACGGATGCAAAAGCAATCTTTAGAAATTTTAACACAAGTACAAAAAATAATAGATAGTTATGATTTTGCTCTAACGCTCAGACAGATTTATTATCAATTGGTAGCTAGGCAAATTATCCCTAATGAGCAAAGATATTATAAAAAACTATCCCGGTTTTGCGTAATTGGCAGGGATGAGGGAATATTGCCAGAAGAAGGATTTGCGGACCGGTTAAGGGAAGTTGATAAAATAAGTTCTTGGCTTAACCTTAATGAGTTTATGAATACAGTTAGAAGATCCTATCGTAAGGATAAATGGCAAAATCAAAATAGATATGTAGAAATTTGGACAGAAAAGGATGCTCTGCGAAGTGTCTTGACTGAAATTACTTATCAATATGACGTTGCCCTAATGGTAACCAGAGGGCAACTATCCCGGACAGAAGTGTATAAAACTGCCAGAAGATACAAGGCTCAAAGTGATAAAGAATGCTATTTATATTATTGCGGTGATTTTGATCCCTCAGGACTATCTATTTATAATTCTATAAAAAAAAGAATTATGGATTTTAGCGTACTTAACAAAAGTATCTTTTTCAATTTTATCAATTTTGAAAGGATCGCTTTAACACAAAAACAGATAAAAAAATATCAATTACCTTCGGACCCGGCCAAGCAGAGCGATCCTAATTATAATAAATTCGTCAGTATCTATGGTTCCGATATGGTGGTAGAACTTGATTCACTACCCCCGGATGTACTCAGGAAGATTATTGAGGATTGCATATTACAAAATATTGACCCTGATCCTTTGGCGCGAATGAAAAGAGAAGAGAGAGACGAAGAAGTCAGGTTAAATAAGTTTATAGAAAAAGGGATTTAATTGAAATGAAAAAATATAGATTGCAAGAAGGTATTGCCTGGATATGCTTCGAGTGCGGAAAGAAGATTTTTAGTATAGAAGACATAATTATGTATGATCATAGGCTCTATCACAAAATATGTTCTTTAACCTTATTGGAAAAATTAAAGAGAAAAGTATTTGAAGTATTTGAGGGCAAAAAATAACCATGACAAGCGGTATATATAAGCGAATCAAAAGGACTAATAAGTTTCGTAGATCTGTAGAAGAATTAAGAGAATTTATAAAAGAGAACGATATTAAACTTTTGGAATTATTGAAATATATGAAAAGAAGAAAAAAGCTAAATTGTAGGCATAATAAGAAATAGGAGGAAAAAAATGAGTGATTATCTTGAATTTAGATTATTAGAGAAAAAATCTAAAACACAATTTATCGAAGTAATATCTAAAACTCACCCTATCAGACTTGGAATCATTAAGTGGTGGAGCAGTTGGAGGCAATACGCCTTCTTTCCTGAAAGTGGAACTATATTCAATACAGAATGTCTTAATGATATTCAATCTTATATAAAGGAGTTGCGATAAGATGAAAAATAAAGGTTTTGACAGGTTTTCATTGTGGTTAGTTATGTTTGATGTTTTGATATTCATTGTGGCTTATTCAATTTTAAGTAAGTTTTAGGGGAAATTATGAAAAATAGAATAGGTTGGACCGATATGACCTGGAATCCAGTCTGGGGGTGTCTTAATCATTGCTCTTTTTGCTATGCAAGAAAGATAGCAAAGAGGTTTTGGGCACATACATATATAAATGAAGTTAATCGTCAAATTAAATTACATCCTAATTGGGTTTGGACTGGAGACCATTTAAACGGATTGGAGGGATTTAAACCTACATTTTTAGACGCTCAATTTGCTAAAAAATTCCCTAAAAAACCTCAACGAATATTTGTAGGATCTATGAGCGAAATATCTAATTGGAAAGAGAAATGGGTAGAAAAAGTATTGGAGAAAGTAAGACAATATCCCCAACATACTTTTCAATTTTTGACCAGATATCCTGGTATATATTTTGGAAAATATAAATTCCCCATAAATTGCTGGTTAGGAACTACTATTACAGGGCCATTAAATAAGGGACCTATGGGATATTTTACAGAGAAAGCTTTTAATATGAATAAAGACAATTTAAAGTTTATTAGCTTTGAACCATTATTAGAAGAAGTAGAACTCAATTTCAAAGTTGGTTGGGTAATAATCGGAGCTGAAACTGGTAATAGAAAAGGGAAAATTATTCCCAAAAAGGAATGGGTTGAAAACATAGTTAGTTATTGTAAGGATAAAAATATTCCTGTCTATTTGAAGGATAGCCTAAAAGATATTTATCCGGTAGAAATAAAGGAATTTCCTAAAGAAAGGTGAAGAACTATAAAAATATTAAGAGTTTTTATTAGGAAAACAAGTCAAACTCCTGATGATGATTATGTAAGAATTGGAATGCCTGATTTATTTATGCCTAAAAATGTTTTAAAAGTTCATATATCAACTATATTTTCTTGGGATAAAGAAGAAGCATTTAAATTGCAAAAAGATTATTTACAATATTATCCTAAAGTTATTGTTGGCGGGCCAGCATTTGCCAATAATTCTTATAATCCCAAATTTATTCCGGGTAAATATGTTAAAAAAGGGATCACCATAACTACCAGGGGTTGTAATTTTAATTGCCCCTGGTGTTTAGTTCCTAAATATGAGGGTAGATTTAAGGAGATAAATATAGAGGTGGGTAATATCATACAGGATAATAATATTCTTTTAGCAAGTAAAGAACATCTTAGAAAAGTATTTCAAATGTTAAAAACTCAAAAACAAATAAGATTTTTAGGTGGATTGGATAAAAGACTTATAAAAGATTGGCACATTGAAGAATTAAGATCCTTAAAAATTAAAGAATTATGGTTATCTTTTGATAGTTGGAGTAATAGAATATCTTTTATGAGAGTTATGGAAAAATTAAAAAAGGCGGGATTCAGTAGAAATCAAATAAGATGTTATGTTTTGATAGGATTTAATGAACCCATACAGGCAAGCGAAGAGAGATTAAGATTTGTTTATGATTGCGGTGCCTTACCTTATGTTCAAGTATATCAACCGATAAATGAAAAGAAAAGATTAGCTGGGGAAAAATCGAGAGAAGATAATTTATTTGTAAGACGATGGTCAAGACCGGCAATTATAAAGACCATGAATGGACTATAAAAATATTATAAACTTTTTCGGGTTTTCTATAAAAAATATAAGGAAGGGGGAAAATAGATGGCTCAACAAATAATCAATCCAGAAAGACAAGCTAAAAGACGCATAATGAAAACTTGGGGAATGAAATCGGGGAAACAATATCGTAAGTGGATAAAAAAAGAAAGGAGAAATGATAAGAAGGACTAAATGTTAAATACTACAAAAAGCCAAATAAAAGCATTTAAAAAAGTATTTAAGACGTATGAAGATTTAATTGGATATCGGAATTTATCATATCGATTAATGGATACAATACCTGATTTGATTATATCTTTCCCTGGTATCATTTTAGAAATGGAAGATAAAACAGGTATATTTAAAAAAATAATCGATGAAAAATTAGAGGAAAGGAGGTCTAAATGTTAACTGATTTAGAAAAAGAAATTTTAACTATTCTTAAATCCCACGTGGGGGATGAGAATAAATTAACTCAATATAAGATAGCAGAAATTATAGACAATAAAGGTGGTTGGGGGTAACTTGCCGTAATGTCAGAAGGGTAATTGAAGATTTAATTAAGCAAGGTTATCCAATAGTCTCTACTCCAAAGAATGGCGGAGGTTATCACTGGCAGAAAAATAAAGAAGAAGGTCTATAGTGTTATAGACGAATAAGAAGACAGGCCATAAAATTATTTCTAAAGGCCAGACGGATAAGGTCAAACTCAAGGACCGGGCAGTTAGATTTAGATATAAGGTTTTAGGGAAGGTAGGGTAAATGAAAAATATAATAAATCAAGCATATATAGAATTATTAAATATAAAAGATTGCACTCATGAATTAAGTTGTAGGCACTCGATGAACCACAGGAGCGGATTTGATTATAATATGAATTGTATTATTTTAAAAGAGATGCCTAATGATAAATTGAAGATATTAGTTTTTGGAGATAGGTATTGGAAAGGACACGACCACAAAAAACGAATTAGATATGTGGATAAATCTAGAGTTAAACCAAATTCCAATTTTATAGAAAAGGTAGGATAAAAATGGCAAGACCCCAGAAGGAAAATGGACATCCAGATATATATAAAGATGGTCATATTGATATAGCACATCCGTTAGCAAAAAAATGGAGAAGTTATAGATTGAGTGGAGAAGAATGGCAAATACTTTGGGTTATTATAAGCAAGACTTGGGGATGGCATAAGGCTTGGGGTAACATTTCTCTAAAACAATTTTATATAAAAACAGAAATAAAAAAACCAAATATTATTAGAGCGATCAAAAAACTAATTAGTAAAAATATCGTTATCAAAAAAGATAACAAAGATGATAAAAAGTTATCGGAATATCATATTAATAGCCATTTTGAGCAATGGGAAAACATTATCAAAAAAGATAACAAATTAATAACGTTATCAAAAAAGATAACGTTTGTTATCAAAAAAGATAACAAATTAAAAGAAAATCCCCCCCTACTACCCCCTCTTAAGAAATTAATAAAGAAACCTATAAAGAAAAGGAGTGATAATTTTATTAAAGTTTGGAAAGATTTTAAAGAGATGAGAATTAAGATCAGAAAACCGATGACAGAAAGAGCAGGAGAATTAATTATTAATGAATTAGATAAATTAAGTAATAATGAAGATATACAAATAGACATACTTAATCAAAGTATTATGAATAGTTGGCAAGGGGTATTTCCATTAAAAACAGATTTTAACGGAAAAGGTAAATTAAAGATGACTCAAGAGGAAGCCTTAAAAAAAATGAAGGTGAATGAAAACGAATAAAAAGAATTTCGACAGAATGATGATTATATTCGGTAAAACTTATGAAAAGGTATTAGAAACTGATGTCTTATCTATATATTTTAATTCGATTAGAGAAATACCAGATAATCAAACTGATCATATTATCCAGGAATGTTTGAAAAAGTGCCATTACTTTCCCAGACCGGCAGATATATTTGAACATTATGATGAATATTCTGGTGAAAAAAGAGAAATGAGAAAAACGACCAAAGAGGAATTAGAGAGAAGTATAGTGGGGATTAGAAGGGCCCGTCAGGATTTAGAAAAGATAAAAGAGCCAGAAAAGATAGGAAATGTTATAAGGGGAATGGATATTTTGAAGAATAATGTAAAAAACAACAGTGGAAGAAAGGGAGGTGGAGAAATTTAATAAGTCTATGTATCTTAAAAATAATAAATTACTTAAAAAAAGAAGAAGGGATAATAAAATTAAAAAACAATTTAATTATGAGAGCAAAACACACAAAGGAACAAATAGAGAATATTTGACAGAGAATTTGAAAAGAAAAGAGAGGGAAGATTTAAAAGAAAAAAAGGAAATTAAAAAAAATGAAATCAAATTAGGTTTAGGGGGTGAATGAAAATACCAAACACAATAGCAAAACATAAAATCTTAATGAATCATAAAGAAATAATAATCCAAAAATATCATCAAGGGATACCAATTAAGGTAATAGCAGACGATGAGAAAGTATATATAGAGACTATTTATCATCTTTTGAGAAGATGGAATATACATAAAATAATTGAGGAAAAAGAAAAAGAGGATTATATGGAAGAAATAGAACCTCTAGTTGTATTGTCTTTTAAGAAACGGGTTAGTCAGGAAACATTTACCAGGATGAGAGAAAATACACTGATTAATCAGGATCGTATTAAATATTATCCGTGGCCGGAGGATTTTTTCCTGTCAAAAAAAGGATTTTGGAAGGAGTGTGAAAAATAAAAAAACTTTTTATAATAATTATAATTTTAGTGTTATTTTCGGTTATAGGTTCTGCTAAATTAAGCGATGAAACTTTAAAAGAAGTTGAAAAATTGCGATTTAAACATTATGGACATGGAACAATTGTTATTGATATGGATGCGAATACTCTTTTTTATGATTCTGAAATAGAATGGAATCGTGATTTTTTAAGTATATGGGTTGAAGACGGTAAATTATTTGTGGAGACCCAAGACGGCAAGTGGTTTATAGAGATGAAGGAAATTAAGGAAGGAGATAATTAAGTGAATACAAAGGAAATATTAATAAAGTGTGTAGATTGTAAACACTTTCCTAATTCTTGTGGATATTGGGGAAGTAAGTATAGAAAACATACTTGTTCGGGATTTGTACCTGCAGAGGAAATGAATCTTAAAGATACTCTTTATGCTTTAAGTCAAATGGACATAAGGCAGGTACGTTGCAATTCTCAAGTTGTTAATAGGGCGATTAAATATATCAAGCAAGGTGAAAATTATAAAGAAAAGATAAATATATTAATGTCTCGAGAAAATCCTTATTCTGAAGATATTTTTATACCTATTTCTAAAGAAGATTTTGCTAAAATTAATGATTTGCTTAAAAAGAAAATGGGTTATCCAATAGATAGATTATCAGGATGTCTAGGTAGAGAATTATATAAATCAATTATTGAAACTTTGAAGGAAATGTTAGATGAAAACAATTAAAAGGTTAAAATTACCTCCCATAAGTGAGAATGACATAAAAAATCAAGTAAAAGATTATTTAGATTTAAGAAGATATTTTCATTTTCCATTATTACATTGAGAATGAAAAAGGGAATTATATATTGGTGAAAAGTTTGGAGGATATTATTGAAGCGTTAGGTGAATAAAAATGATGGTTCTAAGGTATTGCATAATAAAGGAAGAGGATATAAAATAAAAAAAATAGAAGTAAGATGTGCAAATTGTAATAGAAAATTATTTGTAGGATCTCCTGGGATGGATTATTTTAGGGAACCTAAAATAATTGAGATAAAGTGTCCCAGGTGCGGTGATATCAATATCATTATCTGCCGGATAGAGGAAAAGGTGATTGTGAGAATTAAGGAGAAATAAAATGGATAAACTTGGTATTAAGATTAATGAAGTAGAAAAAAATTTTATGAAAGCTGGTATTGCAATTAAAAAATCACTATTAACATCTGAAGAGATGAATAAAATATGTTAAGAGATTTCAAAAGCATATAAAGAAAGGAAGTGGATAATATACCAATAACAAAAGAGATTGAATTAATGAAAGTTCGTATTGATATAGATTATGAGAATAAATTTTGTTTAAATCATTTCAATTTTAGATTTAAGATTGAATCGGGATATTATGATTATTTAATAGCAAATCCTATAGATGATGCATTCCGAAGTGGGGTTATTATTGAAGATCATAATAAAAAAATATTGCCATTAAGAATAAGATATTATCTAAAATTCGATAATGATAAGGGATACAAAATAACAGAATGTAATGTAGAATATAAGAATGGATATATTATAATGTCATTAGAAATGAAAATGATATCTATGATGGTTACAGAGAATAAGGAATGAAAGATAAAATAAAAAAAAATAAAAAGATGGGGAACGTATCCAGAAATGATGACATAAGGGTGGATACAAGCGGTATCTGTGGTGTGTTTGGATACCGCAATTAAGAATTAAATAACCGAGAGCTTCTTGAAAGCCAGACTAAAAAGTAATTTCTACTTTTAAGACTAACTTTTTGTTTGGAAGGATGACCATAAGGAAATCAAAAGTTGGAAAAGATACTTTTGTTAAGTAAGAAGGTTAAAAAATTGAATATAAGACTTTTTTAAATAATTGGAAATCATCGAAGAAAATCTGGAATTGAGCCTTGTTTTTCACTTAATATAATGGCACTTGTGTATAATCTAGGGGAACTTATAGAATAAATGCTCTGAAATGTATGGAAATAAACAGGTCATTGGAAACGCTCCGGGATGGAAAAATTTATCGAAATGGTTCGATTGGTTTAAAACGGAGGGTCAAAAAAAAATATTTGATTTTTTTGTTTAATCTATCCTACAATTTAGTTAGATAGATTAAGCATAACGAGCCCCAAAGGCAATTAGGTCAGAAAATCAGAAAAAAATAATCGTTATTTTACAAGGGTTACAGCGATTATTTTTTAATTCTACGAGTGGCCTCGGAGTGGCTCGGTTCATTGGAGTGGCTCGGCGCGGAAAAAGCCAAAAAAAAGACTATAAAAATTTTTTAAATTTTACGAGTAATCTAGAATAATTTAATTATTTTGGAGTGGTCCAGAAAGATTTATATTTAACACAATGCTTATTGTGTATAATTCTGAAAACCTTTAAAGATAAGGGTTATAGAATATTTAAAATTATTTTAATATAGTACTTGCTTTTTTATTTAACCTATATTATAATTTAGTCAGAAAGATTAAACAAAATATAGGAGGTGTTTGAGTATGAATATCGTAGAGCCAATCAGGTCAGAAAATCAAATAAAACAGATTAGAGGAAATTTGTACCGACAGAAAAATCCGAGAGATTATTTATTATTTGTCTTTGGTATTAACTCCGGTCTGAGGATTGGGGATATATTATCCCTGAAACTTGGAGATGTTAAAAATAGTCAGGGGGATCTAAAAGACTATTTAGACATCAAAGAACAGAAGACCGGGAAGACCCGGAAGGTATTCTTCAACAAGCAGATTGTAGAAGCTATAAATTATTATCTAAAAAAGACTGATATATTCGACCTGGATCAATACCTATTTACTAATGAGAAATCAAAAAAGAATAAAGCAATTACCAGAATCAGAGCCTATCAGTTAATAAATGCCTGGTGCCGGGGAGTCGGGATTAAGCAGAAGGTTGGAGGCCACACACTTAGAAAAACTTTCGGTTATCACCTGAGGAAGCAGGGAGTTAGTATCGAAAGGATCTCTAACCTATTAAATCATCGGAACATTAAAGTAACCTTTCGTTACATTGGAATCAATGACGATGAGAATCAAGACGTTATTAGTAACTTTGGAATATAAGGGGAGATAATATGTTTGATAAAAAAGAATATCATAAGAGATATCATGCCATCTTTAACCGGCTTTAAAAATATAAGAGGTGATTAATTAATATGGCTAAGAATGTGAAGTGGAGACCGAAATCGAGTTATAACACTAAAACTGCGGCAGCTAAAAAAAAGAAACTCGATAACTTAAAACTGAGGTGGAAAGATAAAGCAAAGACCGGTGAGGGGCCTTCTATCCTGAAATATAAAGAAGATATAATCCAGTTTGCAGAAAAAGAGATTTATCTGCTGGAAGATAAAGGAAAATTAATTACACTCGAACAATGGGAACGAGAAGTCTTTATAGATTGTTTTTATAAGAATAGGCCTCGATTGATTTTGTTATCTATGGCCAAGAAGAATGGTAAATCTACCTTCGCGACAATAGTTTTAAGCTGGTTTTTACTTACCCAAGAGCCTGGGGAAATTTATATTTGCTCTAATAGTAAGGACCAATCTAGCTTTATCACTTATCGAAAAATTGTTTCTATGATTAGAAGGAATCCGAGGCTTGATGAAAAGTGCCGAATCTATACCGATTATATCGAGAATATTAAAACTGGAACGATTTTAAGATGTTTAAGTTCGTCTTTTAGAAGCTCGGCAGGATTAAATTGTTTATTAATTTGTATTGATGAACTGGCCTCATTTGATACGGATTCTTTAAGATTCTTTTTTGAAGAATTACAGCTATCCCCTATATATCAATATCCCCTAATTCTAATAACTTCTACCGCTGGCCGGAGTGAAGAAGGTATCCTTTGGGATCTGATTAAAGAATCAAAAAAAGGTAATACTCCGGAAAGCTATTTTTATATCCGGCAAGGGGAAGAAGCAAATCCTTCAAGTTTTGTTACTCAGAAATATTTAGATAGCCAGGAGCATAAACCAGGTATGAGGCCTAATTTATTCAAGCGGTTACATGAAAATTTGTGGGTAAGTGAAGAAGATTCTTTTATAGCTGATGAAGAATTTAGGGCTTGTATCGATTATAAATTAATCAGAAGGCCGAAGATAAAAATTCCTATATGGTTGGGGCTTGATGTGGGATATCGAAATGACTATACCGCTATTTGTGGAGTAGGAAAGATTGATGATAAAATTTTTTTGATGGACCATAAAGTTTATATTCCCTTGGAAACTGAAGAACTGCAATTTGATGATGTTAAAAGATATTTAATTGAGTTATCTAAAATTTATGATATCCAAAGTTTATATTTTGATCCTTACCAGGCAATTCAATTAAGCCAGGATCTTAAAAAAGAAAAAATTAATATGGTGGAATTACCTCAGACGCAGGGGAATTGCATTGCTTTTAGTCAATGCCTTTTTAATCTGATTAAAAGCCAGAGGGTAATCTTCTATGAATCAGAAGAACTCAGGTTATCTCTAATTAATTGCAAGGTGATTTATAGTAATAGGGGTTGGAGAATCGTTAAAAAAACAGGGACTAAAAAAATTGACTTGGCAATTGCTTTGGCTATGGCGATTTATGGAGCGGTAACTGCTCCGGAAGAGTCGGAGTTTATAATAGAAGGAAAGAGTGCTGGGGAACGACTAAGTGCCCAACAGGATTGGTGATAAGGGTACTATAATTTGATTTATGTAAAGTAAAAATTTGACAAACAATATTTAGTGGTATATTATAAAAATAAATAAATATCGTAGAGCCCCAATTTAGAGAGCCAATTTGAAAATGTTAATTCATTTTTATCTTGGCTCTCTTTTTTTGTTTATGAAAGGGGATATATGGATTTTAAAATTATATTTCAAAATACCAAAGAGGCTATAAAGAAATTATCTAAACCACCAATAGGAGAGATGTCTAAATCTGGAACAGATATTTGGGGAGTTCGTAATTTAACCGTTTATAATCCTGATGATTTGGCAGGGAAAAAGGGTCTTGATATTTATAAGACCATGCAGCAAAGAGATGGTCAGGTTAAGGCTATTTTTCTTTTAAAGAAACATGCCAGGTTAAGTACTCCCTGGAGTATCAGACCGGAAGATGAGAATGATGAAGATTCTGTGAATCAATCTAATTTTATAGAACATTGTTTTTCAGAGATGAAAGGTAATATTAATAATTCTTTGTTAAAGATTTGGAATGCTATGCGTGATGGTTATAGCGTATCTGAAATTAATTATAAGATTTTTTCTGGTGGTGAATTTGCTGGAATGATTGGAATTGATAACATCAAAATCCGAAAAGCTAAAAATTATATGTTCGAGTGTGATGAATATGGCAATGTAAAAGAAAATGGACTTGTCGAAGCAGGTAATAAACATTTACCTATAAATAAATTTATTCTCTTCACCTATAATCCCAACGATGATGATTCGGATAGTATATATGGTGAAAGTGATTTTAGAGCTGCCTATCGCTATTATTTTTCTAATGATATTGTACAAAGATTTTGGAATATTTATCTGGAGAAATATGGCCAACCTACAGTAATTGGTCATTACCCTATCGGAACTCCAAAACCTAAACAGGATGAATATTTAGATATATTAAAAAACATACAGACCAATACTGCGATGGTTATACCCGCAGGTTTAGAGGCTGAACTTTTAGAGGCTACCCGGCGAGGGGATGCAGGTTATAAAGCAGCCTTTGATTGTAATAATAATATGATAGCCAGATCATTATTAGTTGGCACTCTTTTGATGGACTCCGGAGAAGGCGGTTCCTGGGCCTTATCTAAAACCCACTTTGATATTTTTATTTATATTCTTGATTATTTAGGTCTGGAGACTGAGGATACCATAATCAGGGAGCAGATTATTAAACGATTGATAGATTTTAACTTTCCTCAACCTAAATATCCTTATTTTAAATTTGAGTCACTGATCAAAGAAGACCAGGAGGCTAAAGCTAAAATTGCCAAGATGTTAGTTGATGCCGGTTTAATTAATCAAGAAGAGAAATGGGTCCGGGAATATTTGAAGATCCCAGCCAAAGAAGAGGGGATAGTTTTACCACAACCTAAACCTGCAGGGTTACCATTTACAGAGAATTATCAAATTAAACTATCAAGACAACCTAATCAATATGAAAAGAAATGTAATTTTACCAGGATTATAAAGAACTTAGATGAATGGGAAGCAAAGTGCAAAGAAGAACTTGTCGAGATTATAGAGTGGCAAAAGGAAAATCTTAAAAGGGATATTCTCAAGAAAAGGATAATTGAAGATAAGTCGGCTAATCAGATTGAAAAGTTGCAATTAAATTATGTAGGAGATTTTAAGAATAAGATTCAGGATTGGCTAAAAGAAATCTGGCAATATGGGAAACAAGAAGTAAATAGTGAATTAGGTAAATATATTGATATTATCCCTGGATTACCACCTGCAAAGGCCTTACAGTATTTGAATAATAAATCCTTCTGGATTGCTGGAGTGGCAAGAGATGATATTTTAAAACAAGCAAAAGCAATTTTATATAATGGATTGAAAAATGGAGCAAGTACCGCTGACATAATGTTTCAATTGGATGGATTTTTCAAGGAGTATATTGGGACTCCTGGAATAGAAATTAAAACTGGTAAAGAATTAACCCCTTGGCATTTGGAAAATATAGTAAGAACTAATTTTAGTGATGCTTATAATCAGGGAAGAGTTGCGATGATGAATGACCCCGATGTAGGGGATTTCTGTCCAGCAGTTATGTTTAGTGCAATTATGGATGATAGAACGACTGAGATTTGTCAAAGGTTAGATGGTGAAGTATTTGAAAAGAATGATCCTGCTTTAGCAAAATGCACGCCACCTCTTTGGTATGAATGCAGAAGTACTTTAGTCCCAGTTACGAAATACGAATCATACACGCCAATTACTAAAGAAAAGAAGGCAGGAATTATGGCTATAAAACCTGCTAATTTTATAAAAGAAGGAGATGATTAAATATGCCTTATAAATATCCGAGTAATATTGCAGAAGGTATAAAAGGTTTACCAGCCGAAGCTCAAAAGACCTGGATTGATATTTTTAATTCTGCCTGGGAACAATATAAAGATAGAGACGATCAAGAGGCTTTAGCAGCCGCAACCGCTTGGGCAGGATTAAAACGAGCTGGTTGGAAAAAAGATAAAGATGGGAACTGGGTCAAGACTTCCGAACAAGGCAATCTAACTACTATGGAATTGGCAATGTGGGAAGCCTATTCACAGACTTATGAACTCAAAGATGTAGAAGTATTTTCCACTGGCGAATGGAATAAAAATAAAATTACCGATGAGGATCTTGATAATATCGTCAATGGCACTAATGAAATAATTAATGAATTAAAACCCAAAGTAAAATTAGGACATGATGATAAACAGAAACTTTTACAAGCCTCAGGATTACCTGCTGGTGGTTGGATTACTAAATTAAAGAAGGTAGGCAATAAAATTTTAGTCGATATCAAGGAAGTGCCTAAGGTCTTATATGAATTAATCAAAAACGGAGCATATAAAAGGGTATCCAGTGAGATTTTATACGATTATACCGAGCCTAGCACTAAGAAAAGATATGCAAAGGTTCTTTCGGCAATAGCTTTTTTAGGTGGAGATTTACCAGCAGTAACTAATTTAAAAGATATTGCCGCCTTATATGATGATGTAAACGAGGAAGCTACTTTAATAATATATGAAAAAAAACCGACTAAGAAAGTCGAAAATAAAAAGAAAGGAGTTGAATATATTATGGTTGACGGATTAAAGGTTACTGAGTTAGAAGGTAAGAAGTTTGTTGCAGTGGAAGATTATGAAAAAGTCGCGAAGGAAGCAGGGGATAATAAAGATTATAAAGTTAAGTTCGAAGCCGAAGAGAAAAAGTCAAAAGATGCAGAAGAAAAATTAAACAAAATCTCTGAAGAGAAGCGAATGGCTGAAATTAAAACCTTTGTTGATACTAATTGCTCAAAGACTAATATGAAGTTTTTACCAAAGCAGAAGGAAATTCTAGTGGCTCTTGTGGAGTCTACTTCTGATGAGAAGACAATCAAATTTACAATGGACAAGAAAGAAGTCAAACTTTCTCAACGGGAACTATTGGTAAAATTCATTGAATTACAGCCGAATTTCTCAGATTCCATATTTGCTGAATTAAGCAAGGATGGAGAGAAAGAAAAAGAAGACGATGATAAATTGACCCCAGAAGAAAAGAAAGTCAATAAATACATGGCTGAAAATAAAGGCGTAACTTATCGACAAGCAGTATTGGCTGTTTTAAAAAATACCGAAGAGAAAAAGAAATAATAAATTAATTAAAGAAAAGAAAGGAAGTGATTTTAAATGTCTCAAGCCGTTGGAGCTTTAGATATAACTTTAGTTTGTGGTGCAACAACTCTTGCTGCACAGCAA